AGATGGGGATTAGTGGACAGACGGTCGGAATAGATCGGGTCACTCCCGCAGAGATCGCCATCGAACGCGGTTGGCACCGTTTCAAGCGCGGTTGGCACCGTTTCAAGGAAGGGGGTGGCGCGTGAGTGACATCCACGAGATCGAACGCGGCGTAGCGATTGAGACCGCGGAAATGAACCTCGTTGCGCTATTGAAACCGAGGATTTTCCGTGACCGAAATCAGTGGTGCGTGCTATACGGCGACAACCTACAAGACGGAGTAGCGGGATTCGGTGATTCTCCGAGGCTGGCGGTGTACGCGTTCAACAAAGCATGGGACACCAAAGTCGCGATGCGGAAGGGGGAGGCATGACCGACATCCTGCAACGGCTGGGAGCGTGGTGTCCGCACGAGGATGAATGTCCTCGGGTGCTGATTGACGAGGCCGCCGAAGAGATCGAGCGCCTCCGCGCCGAACTCGCCGCCATGCGGAAGCAGCGCGACGAAGCAGTCGAACAGTACAGAGACCTGCTCCGCCGTCTGTCGGGATCGGTATCGGCGTCGCCTCCGCGAGCAGCCTTTTTGAGTGGTGACGCATCGCAGAAGGAAGGGGGTGGCGCGTGAGTGATCTTGAGCTTTTTGAGCTGTGGCAAAATTACTACATCTCACTCTGGAGTGATGGAGAAATTGGCGTGTCAGATGGTGTTGGATTTGTCGGAACAGTTGATGCAACAGAAACTCGTAAACTTTATGAAGCACTTCGTAGATATTACGGAGATGACAAACTTGAGAGCGAACCCGCGAAAGGGGATGGCGCGTGAGCGATATCGACAACATGATCTCGCGCCTGACCGATCGGCAGCGCCATGAGTTCGCGCTTGCCTGCGCGCGGCGCGTCCAGCACCTTATGACCGACCCGCGCTCCGTTGCCGCGCTCGACACGCGAGAGCGTTGGCTGCGCGGAGCGGCGACCAACGAGGAGATGAACGAGGCGGCGGCTGCGGCGGCTGTCGCGGCGTGGGCTGAAGTGCAGTATGCGGCGCGGGCTGCGTCGGAGGCTGCGGCGCTGGCAGCGGATGGGGATGCGGCAAATGCGGCGGCCTATGCGCGTGCGGCAAATGCTGAGTGGGATGCCGAGCGCACATGGCAGCGCGCCGAATTGGAGCGGATGCTTAGGGAAGGGGGTGGCGCGTGAAAGAGTACGCAACTCAATCTCGCGCCGACTTCGGCGCGCTCGATCTGTTCTCAGCCGCGACCCGCGCGCGCGCCAACGACCCGGCCACAAGCCGCGCCGCCGCGCGCAGCCTCGACACGCGCACGATCCTCGGGCAGCTCTGCGCGGCGTACGCCGACGCGGGCGCGGTCGGCCTGACCGACGAGGAGGCGGGGAAGCGCATCGACAAGCCGAACGCGTGGAAGCGGTGCAGCGACCTTCGGCGGCTCGGCTACATCGTTGCGACGGGCGAGACGCGGACGGGATCAAGCGGGCGCGAGGCGATCGTTTGCCGGTGGCAGGGAGGTGGGGCATGAAGTTCATCGTCGGACTCAACAGCGACGGCTGGCCGACCGCCATCCCGCTCGATCGGATCAGCGAACTGCGGATAGACCCCGACGACAAGTCGGCTGTCATCGAGTTCCGCGACGATCCGACGATCTCGTATACGCTGACGACCGCCTTGATCTGCGAGGCGTCGGAACTCAAGGACTACATGATCGTTATTCTCAAGAAGGAGACGAAGCGATGAGCGCAACACCACGACCGCACGCGAACACGCCAGGTGTTACCGAGCGCGAGCGGCTCCTGCTTGACGCCGCCGCCGCAATTCGCGAGCGCGGCGAATCCTACGGCGATCCCCAAGCGCACTTCGCCCGCACGGTCGGCGCGATCAACGCCATCCTCAAGCACAAGCTTCGCGAGCCGCTGACGCCCGCCGACTGGGGAATCTGCATGATCCTCGACAAGTGCGCCCGCGAGCAGCACAGCCCGAAGCGCGACAACATGACCGATGTCGCCGGCTACGCGGGATGCGTCGCCGAGATCAGGAGCGAAACCGAGGCATTCAACGCGGCATGGAGCCGCGAGAACAGGGAAACCCAATGAAAGACCACGACGAAGACCCGGTCATCGAAGCCCGCGCGCTCGCCGACGAACTCGACCTTCACTCCTTCACGGCGCACGACGACGAAACCGTCAAGATCAAACTCGGAACCCTGCGCAACGCGGCGCGCCTGTTCCGCATCCTGATCGACGACGCGCTCGAGCAGGCCGCGCAAGCCAAGGCCGCGCACGACTGCGTCACCGCCGCCGATCGAATCATCCAACGCCTCGAAGGCAGGAAGACCCTATGTCCGCCATCCTCCGCTACCTCTGCTACGGAATCACCGCTCTCGCCGTCCTCGCAACCGTCATCGGCGTCGCGGCAGGGGACGCGCCGACCGTGAAGGCGGGCTTCCTCGGCGCGCTCATGTTTGGCACGCTCTCTGCGCTGCTCCATGTGAAGCGCGTCTTCTGACCTACGGCATCTTTACTCCGGCGGCGGCTCGCGCACTGGGCGAGTCGCCGCTTTCTTTTTTGACCCCCGCCAAGCCGATGTATGTCCCATGCAGAGGCTACGCATGACCCTTCCGCTCCCGCCGAAGGTGTTGTCGCCCAACGCGCGGGCGCACTGGGGTACGAAGTCGCGCGCCGTCAAGGCGTACCGATGGGCGGCGCGCATCGTCGCCATGTCCGAATGGGACTCGACCCGCGACCCGCTCGGCGAGGCCGACATCGTCTGCGTGTTTCACTTTGGCGTGAAGGACAAGACCCGCCGCGACAGGGACAACCTCCTTGCAAGCATGAAGTCCGCGTTCGACGGCATCGCGGACGCTGGCATCGTCGCCAACGACTCGTCGTTCCGCCATGAGGTGCAGATCGGGGAACCATCCGCCGAGCCTCATGTCGAGATCATCATCTCCGAGAGGGTCACCGCATGATCGCAAGCACCGCGCGTCCGTCTCCGACCGTAGTCGTCGCGAACCTGGCGATGAAGGGACGGGGGGATGAGCAGCTCTTCCTGCTCAGATCGGACGCGCACCATGACGCGGTGGCGTGCGACCGAGACCTTGAGATGAAGCACCTCCTGGAAGCCAAGAAGCGCGGCGCGTACATCCTCGACATCGGCGACCTCTTCGACTGCATGCAGGGGCGGTACGACAAGCGATCCGACCGCTCGGCGCTCCGCGAGGAGTACCAGCACGGACAGTACCTCAACCGGCTCGTCGATGTCGCCGCCGAGCGGTACGCGCCGTTCGCCGACCGATGGCTCCTCATGTCGCGCGGCAACCACGAAACCGCCATCGCAAAGCACAACGACTTCGACCTCACCGAGCAGCTCTACGCCCGCCTCAAGCCGTCCGCGCCGCACCTCCAGCTCGGAACCTACGCTGGCTTCGTTCGGCTCAGGATGCGGCGTGGCGGCACGAGCTGCTCGACCGTGACCATCGCCTATCACCACGGCTTCGGCGGCTCGGCTCCCGTCACGCGCGGCGTCATCCAGTCGAACCGCATGGCGATCTCCTACCCCGATGCGGACATCGTCTGGAGCGGCCACACGCATACCGAGTTCTATGTTTCGCTGGCGCGCCAGCGGGTCAATCAGCGGGACGAGGTCGTCCGCTCGGAGCAGATCCACATCAAGAGTCCAGGCTACAAGGAGGACACGAGCAAGGGCGACGGATGGGCGGTCGAGAAGGGCTTCATGCCGGGCAGCCTTGGCGCGTGGTGGCTTCGCATCTGGATCGAGCGGTGGACAGAGAAGGGCGTCAATCGCGAGTATCCGAGGTTCTCCTTGGAGGCCGCAAAATGAGCGAGGAGAAGAAAAAGCCCGAGCCGAAGCCCAAGCCCGCCGCGCCAGACCCCGCGACCGTCGAGGCGGCGATCGTCACCCAGCAAGCCCGCGAGATCGTGGAGGTCGTCGGAGCCGACGCCGTCCTGATCGTGTGGACGAAGCAGCGCCGCCGCAAGACGAGCGTCAGCATGACGACGCTCGGGAACGCGCTGACGGTCGCCGGCCTCATGAAGTGGGTCGCGGACAAGGTCGAGGAAGCCGAGGAGGACGAGGACGAGGACGAAGAGGACGACGGTGAAGACGACGACTAAATCGACACCAGTAAAAGGGAGCGGGCGGTAGGAAATGAACCGCCTTGCCGATGTACTCGCCATGCCTGACGAGAAGCCGCGCATCTCCATCACGACCATCCTGGTCGTCGGACAGATCGCGGTCATGGTCGTTGGTTTCGGCGGCATGATCTACGCGCTCGGCGGCAAGGCCGAGCAGATGGAGACCAACCGCCGCGACCTCGACCGGCTGGCCGACACCGCCGCCGACCTTGCTCGCGCGCAAGCATCCTCCGCCGTGGTGGATGCAACACAACAGAGGAGCCTCGAGGACATCCAGCGCAGGCTGGACGCGATCGAGCGCCGCATTTCAGAGGTACACCGATGAAGGGCTCTTGGAAGACTTCCGCCGCAGGCATCGCGGCTATCGTGGTCGCGGTCGCGTCCTGCGTTCAGGCCGCGTTCGACGGCAACCCCGACACCGCTCCGAACTTCGAGGTCGCGATCGCTGCGGTGATCAGCGGACTCGGACTCATCTTTGCGCGGGACAACAATGTCTCGAGCGAGTCGGTCGGGGCGAAGTGATGGAGAACGGCACGCACGGATGGATGGAGGCGTCGCTCGCGTATCAGGCGCACCGCGACATCGTCACTGGTACGGTCGCCTCGCTGCTCGACCGCGCGAACCTGCCCGTTCATTCCGTGTGGATCGACATTCAGGCTCTGATGCAGCGTGCGGCGTCCGAACTGGCGAAGGCCAACGACGAGGTCGGGAAGCTGCGGGAACGCAACGAGCGTCTCGAGCAGCGCATCAAGGCGCTGGAGGCGCACAACGGATGAGCGCATGGCCTACCGACTACTCGCGGCGCTCGTCGCCGCCCTCGCGGAGTTCCTCATCCGCCGGATTGAACGAGGAAGCGTTGCGGTGGATTCAGATCGCGATCTGGGTCGGCTTCGCCGCGCTGGCGGTCGTCTTCGCGAGTGGCTGCGCGAGGACGGTTCTGGTGAGCGACGGAAGCCCGATGCGGATCGGACAGGGGACGGCGGGTAGGGTCTACACGCGGCAGGGCGGCGAGTGGGTTCTGTCGCCCGACCGCGTCGAGATTCCCGAGGGTTGGTATGTCGTGCCGCCTAGGTTCGTCGAGGAGGATGAGCGATGAGCTGTGATGGAGCCGACAACGAGTTCCACCTTCCGATCAAGCGCGGCGCGACGGTGACGCTGACCGTGACCTATCCCGCCGTGCTGACGGGCTACAGCGCGCGGATGATCGGTCGCGCGACCTACGAGGCCACGACGCCGCGCTTCTCGCTTGTCAGCCCGACCTCGATCGCGATCACGGTCGGCGCGAGCGCCACGACTGCGGTCGCGACGCTGTCATCGAGCGTGACGGGTGCACTCGTCATGGGTGAGACTGGCGTGTTCGACTTCGAGTTCTACGACGCATCGTCGCCCGTGATCGTGAAGGAGTGCCTGAAGAAGGGAACCTTCGAGGTCATCCCGAACAGCAACACCGCCCCATGAGTTCTTTCCAGATCACAGTCTCGCCCGTCGTGAACGCGATCAGCGTCTCGGATTCGTCGCCGACCGTTCAGGTGAACGGCACGGTGTCGACGGCGACGGGCGCGGCGGGCGGCGACCTCTCGGGGAACTACCCGAACCCGACCGTCGACGGTCTGCAAGGCCGCGCGCTGGCGTCGACCGCGCCGACGAACGGACAGGGTTTGGTGTGGAACGCGGCGCTGTCGCAATGGGAGCCGGGCAGCCCCACGGCGACGGTCGCGGACGGCGACAAGGGCGACATCACGGTCAGCGCGAGCGGCGCGACATGGACGATCGACGCGAGTGCGGTGACCGAGACGAAGATCGGTTCTCAGGCCGTGACCGAGACGAAGCTCGGGATCGGCGCGGTGACGGTCTCGAAGATCGGCACTGGCGCGGTCGACGACACGAAGCTCGCGACTGGCGCGGTCATCAACTCCAAGATCGGCGCGCAGGCCGTGTCGCTCGACAAACTGCCGAACACCGCGACGAATGTCCTGCTTGGTCGCGCCTCGCTCGGCACCGGCCAGTACGAGAACATCACCGCAAGCGCCGACTTCTTCTTCTCGAGCCTGTCGACCGAGCTGCAACTTGCCGCGCGCGCCGCGCTCTCAGTGATGGGCAACCCGACCTCCGCGAGCGCCGCGCCGACGAGCATCACCGCGAGCGCGGACGGACAGGTCATGCGCCGCATGGGCGGCGTGCTCGACTTCGGCGCACCGCCTGCGGGCGGAAGCACGACTCAGGTTCAGGTGAACGCGAGCGGTCTGCTGTCGGGCTTCTCGACTTTCACCTACGACAGCGTGACGAACCGCATGACGGTCGGCAGCATCGCTCTGCTCAGCGGCGAGTACATCAGAAACACGGTCGATGGCCGCATCGACTTCATGCCTGACCCGCACCCGAGCGGCGACTACGGCATCTACTTCGACCTCAAGACGAGCGCGGACTACGCGCTCGTCGGCACGATCGACAGCGCGGGCAACCTCAACACGAACGCGGGGTTCCAGTTCGTCAACAACCTCGCGGTGGTCGCGAGCAAGAACCTGGACTTCGGCAACACGGGCGGCCTCGTCTCCTACTACGCGCAGGCGGGCGGGAACGGCGCGTGGTACGCCGCGCCGTACATCGGCAGCGGAAACGCGGGCGCGTTCTGCCTCGTCAGCCAGAACGGCATGGGCAACGCCAACCGCCGCCCCACGACCGCGCACACGAACCCGACGCTCTATGTGTACGCGGGCGGCTTCGCGAACGCGCTTGACTTCGTGCGCCTGTCGCACAACGCGACGAGCGCGACCGTCGAGAGCGGACGCGGTGACCTCAACCTCGTCGCGCCCGCAGGCTCGAGCGTCAAGGCAAACGGAAGCACGATCTCCTCAAAGGCGTTCGCGATTGCGATGGCGGCAGCCCTATGAACACCACTCTCGATCCCGCCTACTATGTGTTTGACCCGTCGTCGCAGACGATCGAGTTCCTCGGCGACATGTTCGAGATCAGCCGGCTGAAGCTGATCACGAACACCGCGACGCAGGAGATCATCTACAACTTCGCAGACCCCGCAGCGGGCAACGGCGGCGTGTCGGGGAATCTGCTGTCGCTGCTGTACGACACGACCTCGATGAACGCGAGCGATCCGCTTGCGGTCATCATTGACCTCGCAGACGATCCCGAGGATTTCACGCGCGTCGGCGGCATCGACCCCAACGGACACAAAGTGGGGCTGCGCGTCAACCCGCGCGGCCATGTCGTGCCGAGCGATCAGGAGATCGTCCAAGGCTCGCGCTCGGCTCTCGGTACGCTGTGGATGGTCGAGACGACGGGCTACAACTCGATCGTCGTGCAGATGACGGGAACATGGGCTGGAACGCAGACATTCGAGATCTCGAACGACAGCACGACATGGTCTTCTGTCGCGGGATGGGCTGTCGCTGGCGCGGCTACGCCGATCACGACCGTCACCGCTAACGGACATTGGGTGTTCCCGTGCGTCGGTCGCTACTTCCGCGTCCGATTCTCGACCTACACCAGCGGCAACGCGGTCGCGGTCGGCGTCCTCAAAAATCAGCCCGCGTTCTTCCCAGCCTCGAGTCCGAACATCGCGGCCAACTCCTCGATCAACATCAACCAGATCGGCGCGGGCGCGATCGTCGCCGAGGACTCGGCATCGACGGCAAACCCGCTCATCATTGGCGGCGTGGTGCGAACCGCGCTACCCGCCGCGACAGTGGTCGCGGGCGACGCCGTTCGATCAACCTTCTCGCGCAGCGGTCAACTCGTCTTCAAGCAGTTCGCGCCGGGCGACCTCGACTTCGTCGTCAACACGACCGTCACGACGGCAACGCAGACGGCGATCCGCGCCGCGCAGGGAGCCGACATCCGCCAGAATGTGACGCAGATCACCTACCAGAACACCCACGCGACCGCGACCACGCTGACGATCCAAGACGCGTCCACCACGCTGATCGCGATCTCGGTTCCCGCGAGCATGACGCTTGCTGAGCAACTCACTTTCCCGACTCCCCTTCGCGGCACGGCAAACGCCGCGCTGAACTACACCGCCGGCACGACGGGAGCAAGCATCCTGCTCAATGTGACGGGCTTCAACTCCTACTGAGACACACGCCATGATCAATCAGAACATCGTCGGACAGCCCGCTGCGGGCGGAAACAATGCCTTGATGAACGGGCGCTCGGGCGCGCTCGGAGACACGATCGTCTCGGAGCTGCACGGCGGCCTGTACGAGACGAACTACCAAGGCAACCTCTTCTTCGGCGGTCACGGCTCGCTCGTCGCGCTGTCGGCGAACACGATCACGCTGACGGCGACCACGACCCCGATCCTCGGCCTGTGGAATCCCACGAGCAACACGAAGAACCTCGTCCTGCTCAAGGCGTCGCTCAACCTGATCGCGAACAACCTGACCTCGGGCGCTGCACCTGGCGTGTTCGTGTGGGCGCTCTCGCTCAACAACGGCTCGATCTCGACGGGCAGCAACCCGTACAACGGGAAGACCCTGCTTCAGTCGGGATCGAACGCCAAGGTGTTCGCGGGCAATGTCGCGCTGACGGGACTCACGAACAACCTCGTCATCGTCGCTGGAACTGGCTTCTCGTCGCCGAGCGGCCTGACCTACACGACGCTCGCCTCGACCGCGCTCATGCCGTCGTACGGCGGCATCGAGGTCTTCGACGGCTCGATCATCGTGCCGCCCGGCGGCGTCCTTGCCCTGCTCAACACGACGAGCAGCACCGTGTTCTCCGCAGTCGGCCGTCTCGATTGGGAAGAAGTGCCTGTCTGATAGGGGGATGCCATGACGAACGCCGAACGACTCGCCCTTGCGAGAAACAAACTTGCGCGCCTCGAGACGGCGCGGCGTCTCGCGTGGGACGCGGGCAACGAGGACGAGGTGCGCGCCGTCGACGCCGACATCGCGGCGACCAGCGCGCGCATTGTGGAGCTTGAGGCGGGGCAGTAGACTCCGCAACGGAGGACAACATGGATACAGAGGAACGCATGAAGATCGACATCGGCGCGGGCAACACGCTTGAGGACGGTTGGATTTCGTGGGACATCAAGGAAGGCCGAGACTGTCGCCGGCTTGACTCGGTGAAGGACGCGTCGATCGACGAGATCCGCGCGAGCCATGTGCTCGAGCACATCCCGAAGGCGCACACCGTCGAGACGCTTCGCGAGTGGCGTCGGGTTCTCAAGCCCGGCGGTCGTCTGTTCGTGTCCGTGCCTGACTTCGCGAAGATCGTCTGCTGCATCATCGCGGGAAGCGCCGATCCGCATCTCGAGGGATACCTGATGGGCGGTCAGACCGACGAACACGATTTCCACCATGCGATCTTCACGGCGTCGAAGTTGAGCGATCAACTCGAGGCCGCTGGATTCTTGCGCATCGCGATCCTGCATCATGCGGAAGGACGCAACTGCTCCAGGCATTTCATCAGCCTGAACATGGAGGCCTTCAACGATGCCGCGCGGTCGCCCCAAGGCTGACATCGACCCGAAGAAGGTCTTCGAGCTGGCGAAGCTCGGCTGCACCTCCGAGGAGATTGGCACGGTTCTCGGCTGCGGACGCCACACGATCCACAAGCGTTTTCAAGCCGAACTCGACCGAGGCCGCGACGACATGAGGACGAGCCTTCGCCGATGGCAGTACATGAAGGCGCGGGAGGGAAGCGTCCCGATGCTGATCTGGCTCGGCAAGCAGTACCTTGAGCAGCGCGACAAGGCCGACACGACGACCCGCGAGGAGGTCGTTACGATCGAGCGTATCGAGTCCGCGATGCCGAAGGTGGCGGATGCTTGAAGGTCAGGCTACCGACGATCGAATCAGTCCTGCATGAATCGCAGCGGGAGGTCTACCAAAACCTCGCGCGGTTCAGCGTCCTTGAGATCGGACGGCGCTGGGGCAAGACGACCTTCGGAATCCAACTCGGGATCGAAAAGACGATACTTGGCCGCAAGTGTGGATGGTTCGCTCCGACCTACAAGTACCTCGCCGACCCGATCCGCAAGTACGAGCGCGCGCTCGCGCCCGTCACCAAAAGACTTGACCGCGTCGAAAAACGCTTAGAACTGGTGACTGGCGGCGTAATCGACTTTTGGTCGCTTGAGGACATCGACGCAGGGCGCGGTCGCGACTACGACCTGATCGTCGTGGACGAGGCGGGCTTCGTGCCGAAGCTCCTCGAATGGTGGCGCAACGCGGCGCGCCCGACGCTTGCCGACCGCAAGGGTTCCGCGCTGTTCCTCGGCACGCCGAAGGGGACGGGCGACTTCCACAGGCTGTTCAGCGAGGCGGAAGGTGACACGACTGGCACCATGCGCGCATTCCGCCTCGGCACGGTCGCAAATCCGCACATCGATCCAGACGAGGTCGAGGCCGCGCGGCGATCGCTTCCGCCCGAGGTGTTCGCCCAGGAGTACGAGGGCATCCCCGCAGAGGACGGCGGCAACCCGTTCGGACTCGACGCCATCCGCGCGTGCATCGGGCAACTCTCGACCGCCGCGCCCGAGTGCTGG